CCTACTTTTTCTATATCGCCTTTTTCATAACGAAAAATAGTAGATCGTGATACACCTACATAATCAGCTAAATCATCAGCAGAGATTTTTAATTCTTTTCTCCTTAATTTTATTTTTTCTCCAACATTCATGATTTTTTCCTCCTATATATTACACTTTAATTTTACACCATTAGTTCCAAAAATGCAATAAAAAAAGTTTCAAAAATGCGATTTTTTTGTTGACATTTACTTTTTAAGATGTTATACTTAATTCAACGAGTCGCATAAGTGCGACAAAAAGAAAGGAGAATATATGGTAAATGTATCTAAGTTAAAAGGTAAAATTGTTGAACGCAATACCACGCAAGAAGAACTTGCAACAACCATAGGTATTGATAAAAGCACGTTTTACCGTAAGATGAAACAAAATGGCAACTTCTCAATTAAAGAAGTGAACCTGATTGTATCAGCTCTCAATCTTTCAAAAGATGAAGCTATGTCCATTTTTTTTAGCGAAACAGTCGCATAAGTGCGACAAAAAGAAAGGAGTACAGAATGGAAGAAAAACTAAACGAATTCCTAAAATTCAGAAGTCAATTTACAAAACGAGAATGGTTTGAAATTAACCAAGTTATAAATGATCGTTTAAATGAAAAAGCCGACCAGTTGAAACTGGACGACTTAGATTTAGAAATCATCTCTAAAAGACTAGAAAAAGTTATCTAGAAACAATTTGAATAAACATTGGATGGATACGATAGTCAGTGCCACGATAGTGAATGTAGATAAAATCCTGATGGTACATAGTGTTTGCTTCAGGTTTGGAAATTGGTGAGTAGAGTTCTGCATTTTCTTCCCACCAAATATAAGGACTAGCCATATTTGGCCCCATTACACAATCGTCGTCGGCTGATAGGTTCACCCAATCTCCGCAAAGACATGCGTGAATTTCAGTCATAACTTCACCCCCTTTCTGCTTACATTATAGCAGAAAGAGATTGAGAAAAATAGAAAGGAGAATAATGGCAGAAAGAAGAATGTTATCAAAGAAAATTTTTCAAAGTCGCCCTTTTCTAATGATGCCGTTTGAAGCTCAAGCGCTTTATACTCACTTGATATTATCAAGTGATGATGACGGAGTGGTAGAAGCGTTCCCGATCGTCAGAATGATAGGCGCTAACGAAGACTCGTTAGGTTTGCTAGTTATCAAGAAGTTCATACTACCATTAAATGACGATATGGTTTACTTCGTTACAGACTTTGAAGAACAAAATAAAATACGAGCAGATAGGGTTCAACCCTCACGTTATCGTGATTTACTACTAGAAAAAACTAATTTAGTGATTGACGGCAAGCGTGTTACAAGTAAAAGAAAATATATTGACGGACAAGTGACAGACAAATGTCTGACAAGTGACGGACAAGTGACAGACAAATGTCCGCATAGTATAGGTAAGGATAGTATAGGTAAGGATAGTATAGGTAAGGATAGTATAGGTAAGGATAATAATACATCTATCAGTCCAAGTCTAGCTGAAAATCTAAAAACCAGTGGTATTCGTATCAATGAAAAACAACATCAACAACTACTTGAATATGTAGGAATTGACGGAATGAGTTTTGATATGTTGAACCGTGCTATTGAAATCACTTCGGGAGTTCATCAACCTAGCTTTAACTATCTAAAAGCAATTTTGGAGAAATGGAAAGAAAGTGGGTTTACTTCACTTGAACAAGTGGACGAACACGAAGAAGAAAGACGAAGTTCTAAAAATTCAGCTTCAAAAACTAGATTTGTCGGAAACGCAATAGAACATGAATATCAAGGCGAGTTGCCGTTTTAGAAAGGGGGGTGAATGGAAAAATTAAGTTTAGATCCAATCTATTATGTGAATGAAAATGAGATATGTAAGAAACATTCTTGCTATATGTGGACGTTTAAACATCCAGTCAAAGCTAAAGGAAGGAAAACCCCTTATCAGCCTACTTTTTGCCCTGAGTGTCAGCGTGAAGACATGGAAAGGGAGCAAGCGCTGAGGATTGGAGAAGAGTATATCATATCTATTCTTTCAAAAACTTTCGGAGTTTTAGAAAGAAATAGCATCATTCCAAGTGACATGAAAGAAGCTAGCTTCAATACTTTTACGGTATCAAACGAAATTGACGAGAAAGCGAAAAACTACGCTTTGAGAGTAGCAAGACACTATTTCAAAGATGGTAAAGGTAACTCAATCATTCTTGGACAAGCTGGAGTTGGGAAAACGCATCTAGCTATTGCTATCGCTAAGAAAATAAATATTGACTTCAAAGCGAATAACAATCCTAAAAGCGTACTCTTTATGAACGTTCCTACTATGTTTCAGAAAATCCAAAGTGGATTTAGTCGGACGGATGTACGGACTACGGACGAATGGTTGGACTTGCTAAAGAAAGTTGATTACTTGATTTTGGACGACTTCGGAAAAGGCGACCACGCACAATGGAAGAAAGATTTTCTTTATAACTTGCTGGATGCTAGAGATAAGACAATTATCACTACTAATTTGACAGGGCAAAATATGAAACAAGTTTTTGACTCTAGTCTAGTCAGTCGGGTTGCAAAAGGCGCAAAGGATTTGACTTTTAAATATCCTGACAATTCAGAAGATAGGAGAACATTACCATTTTGACAACAGAAGAAAGAAAAAAGTTGATAGCAGATTTCGAGAAAAACCACTATCAACTATCAACACTACTAAAAGAACGCTTACTGATTACTACTGACGAGCGTTTCACTCACAAACTGCAAGAAATGGCTTACTATTCAATAAACGGTAGCGTTTATCAGTTTGCAAAATAAAAAATGCACCTTTGGGGAAAGGCGCACAACAAAATTATTCTAAAGGAATTATAACATGGACGATTTAATAAATCAACTATTAGATCAATTTGAAGCTGGTCTGATGGATAGGACTTTAAAGGTGATGAATGTTATCACAGACGAAAAGAAGCGTTATCCAATGGAACTGAACAAGTCACAATGCTCTGAAATGTTACTTGGAACAAAGGACACGACGACATTCGACGAGCGCTTCAACCGACACGCAGATTTTCCACGGATTGAGGGCAAACGTGAAAAATATCCAAGGGATGCCGTGATTGAATGGTATCACGAAAATTGGAAAAAAACGGCAATTTAGGAGAAATTACATGAAGTTACTAGACAAACTTACAAAATGGTTTTTCAATAATGAACCAAAAGAAAAAAATATTGATTGGAAAGAAACTGCACTTATTTTTTCAGAAGAAAATATACAGTTGAGAAAACAACTTAAATACTGGATACAAGCATATTCAGACGAAAAGAAAATAAATGAAATTAACAATGAGAAGGAAAAGGGGAAAATGTAAATGTATATCATATCAATCCATGTCAAAAATACTGAAACTGGAAACGAGGATTTCAGTTTGATTGGAAGTGACTTTTTGCCAACTGGAAAGCAAGATTATTCAGCTACTATTTTCGAGACGAAAGAAGAAGCTATTGATTATTTGAAATCAGCTTCGTATGAAGCTTATGGAGTATACGAAAATGACTGGGTATACAAAGACAAGACTTCTTCTGGAGTGGAATCACGTTGTCGAATTTGGAAAGTAGAAGATTAGAGGTATAAAGCATGACTGAACCAACTTTAACAAGTCAACTTTTAGGAGTTGCATCAGTTTTCGTTTGTTTATTCGTTGCAATGCTGATTGTGGCAAATAACGAGCAGAAACGACAAAGACAAGCAAAAGAACAAGAAATGTTAGATCAAGCAATTATTGAAGTTTATCAGCAAGGCAGAAAGCAATTCAATAATATCGCTCGTGAAAATATCAGAAATTGTGATAGACAATTCACGTTCGATACACAAGCGCCCGTAGGTCTTAGACCTGACTTACTAGGATTACCGCAACCAAAGGAGCAGTAAACATGAACCTTTATGTTTGGGAATGTGCTTGCTACAACTGCGGACATGAATTTGAATATACAGGAAGTTATCCGCCTATCGAGTGCGAAAAATGCGGAAGTGAAGAATTAAGATTTATATTCATTGGGAGGGAATATGATTGGTAGAGAATTAAATAAAACAGAAATTAAAGTTTTGAACCTTATCACGAATAGAGCAAGTTTTGAAGAACCAATCAAAGCTGAGAAAATCAGACAAGAAACTGGACTAACAAAACGAAGTCTTGAAGAAGTGATTGAGAGTTTGCGAGTAAATTTTAAACATCCAATCGTGGCGAAGAAAACGCAACCGAGCGGGTATTACTTACCACGTAATGAAGACGAGCGACAAGCTGGACTTGCACCATATCGCAGACAGATTTTAACTGAACAGAAAAATTTAGCTACGGTCATGGCAGTTGATCTAAACGAATATTGGAGCGCATAGAAAGAAAGATAAAAGATAAAAGGTAAAAGAAAATGAAAAAACGTTTATATCTTAAAAAAATGAAACAAGAACTTAGAGAGGAAATGAAAGCAGAAATTGACGGCGATTATCTAACCGAGAAAATGGTTAAAAAAATGAGTATTAATGAAATGTTGCATTATTTTCAAAAATTAGCATTAGAAGATGCTGGTTACTATGGAACAATGTTTAATTACTAAAAAATGTATGGAGCGCATAAGGAGAATAAACATGGCGACACTTTACGAATTGACAGGGCGATTCCTTGATATTTACAACATGGAATTAGACGAAGAAACCAAACTAGATACGCTTGATAGTATTGATTGGCAAACGGACTACGAAAATAAAGTAGAAAATTATGTAAAAGTTATCAAGAATACTGAAGCGAACGTTGAAGCACGCAAAAACGAGATCAAGCGACTAACTGAATTGAACAGAGCGGACGAACGCAAAAATGAGCGCATGAAAGAAGTCTTGAAAGAGAGCATGGCGCTAACTGGACATGAACGGGTTGACACTACACTATTCAAGGTGTCTTTCCGTAAATCACAAGCCGTAGAGGTTGAAGACTTACTACTTCCAGAGGGTTACAAAGTCGCAACTTATAAACCTGATAAAAAACGCATTAAAGAAGATTTAAAAAATGGTCTTGAGATATTAGGTGCAAAATTAGTAGAAAATCAAAATTTAATTATTAAATAGGGGTCAAGATATGAAGAAATCAGAAACATTAACAGAGCTTAGCAAGGCTTTTGCAAAAACTCAACAAGAAATGAAACAACCTTTAAAAGATGCAAATAATCCATTTTTTAAAAGCAAGTATGTCCCGCTTGAAAACGTGGTAGAAGCTATCACAGAGTCAGCAAGCAAGAACGGCTTATCATTTACACAATTCCCGTCAAGTGACGAATTTGGGAATGTAACAGTAGGGACTTTGGTTATGCATGAGTCGGGAGAATGGATTGAATATGATCCAATCAAGATGAAACCAGTTAAAAATGACCCGCAGTCTATTGGGTCAGCTATTACTTATGCTAAACGCTATGCATTGTCAGCTATTTTTGGGATAACAAGTGACCAAGATGATGATGGCAACGAAGCAACGCAAACAAAAAAGCAACCCGCAACAAAAACGAAAAAACAAGATGAACCCGTTATCTCGGTTGAAAAAGCAAATTACTATTTGAAAGAAATTGCTAAGATTTCAACCGAAAAAGGAAAAGAAGACGGCTCTATTGTTAAGTGGTTCTTACAACATTTAGGCGTTGCGGACTACAAACAAATTAAAGAATCGCAAGTAGAACAAGCGGATATGCTTTTGAACAAACTGAAAGGAAACTAAAATATGATTAACAATACCGTACTTGTCGGAAGACTTACGAAAGATGTAGAACTACGTTATACCCCGTCTAATGTGGCAGTCGCTACATTTACTCTTGCAGTCAATCGCACGTTTAAAAACGAAAACGGAGAGCGTGAAACTGATTTTATTAATTGCGTTATGTGGCGACAACAAGCAGAAAATCTTGCTAACTGGTGTAAAAAAGGCGCATTGATTGGAATTACTGGACGTATTCAGACCCGAAGCTACGACAATCAGCAAGGTCAACGGGTTTATGTAACCGAGGTAGTTGCAGAACAATTCCAGCTTTTAGAAAGTAAAGGGCAAGGCAACCAAGGACAACAAAGACAAGCACAACAACAAACGCCCGACTTTTCAAGACAAGGCGCACCAATGGATATTTCAGATGATGATTTACCGTTCTAAGAAAAAGGTTAGATCATGGAAAAACTAATTTTAAAATTTGAACTTGACAGAAAACAGATGATTTCAGCGAATGACAGATTACACTTTCAGAAAAAAGCTAAAATCACAAAGTTTTTACGACAGTTAGCGCATTATGAAGGGCGGAATACTCTAAGAGATTACTTTGGCTTACCCTTTAACGAGGAAAAGCCTTGTAAAGTGATTGTTTGGGTATTCGCCCCGACCAATCGCATATATGATCCGCCGAACTGGTCGCCTACGACTAAGGCGCTATTGGACGGCTTGACGGATGCGAAATTTTGGACAGATGATAATTTTCACGTTATAAAGTCAACGGATTTTAGGCACGGTGGAGAGTCAGGAAGTAAAAAATACAGAATTGAATTGGAGATTATCGAATGGAAAAAAGCGAACGAGTGAAAGTTAAGCTGGATTGCGCCTATTGTGGATTTAGCGGAACAGTTAGAGCGTTTCCTACGCAAAATAAAAGGCAATGTCCAGTTTGTCATGAATTGCTATTCTTGAGATATGCAACGGGAGAGCGTGGAGAATTAGACAAGCAAGGATATTACTTCCACGCTTTCGAGCCATACGGGATTGAAGAAATTAACGAAGAATTATTAGAGGCATTTAATGAGCATCAAGAAACAAATGATTGAAGCATTAAAACATTCAATCGAGAAGACGGAAGCTGATATTGTTGAATACTCACAGCCTTGTGAGAAGTCAGTCGCACAAAATAGGACTGCGCACAGAGAGTATTTGAAAAAGCAGTTGAAGAAGATGAAATCACAGTTAAAGGAGTTGGAAGATGAAGTATAAAGTAACAGAATACAATTCAGATTTTCAAGAAGAGCAAACGGGTACTTGTGACCTATGTTATGGTACTGCTTGGGTTGAAAATGGTTCAATCACGGTTGAAGACGAAAACGGAATTGAAACTGAAATTGAATTGACTGTTTGGGATTGGGGCGATTATGACACAATCTATATTGATAATGTGGTTAATTTCTCGGCATGGTTGCAAGAAAGGGATGTTGAACCAATCGGTGAAAAAGCAGACTATTATGCTTGCTGGTATTGGTTGAATGAATTGGTAGAGAAATATAGTGAGGGACAGGAAGATGAACGTTAAAGAATTGATTGAAAAATACGAATATTTGAATCATGACTGTTTCAGAAGGGTTGATACGTCTAAAGTTTTGAAAGATTTAAAACAACTAGACGAACAGCAGAAACCAGTAGTACCGCAGTTTGTGGCGGATTGGTATGAAGAACGCAAAAATAATATTGATTTTGAAATTTGGCATTATTTACATACTTTTTCTTCTCAAAAAGAAGATGAATTTAAAAAATGGATGAATAAATTAGGATTGAAACAAATCCAAACGCTAGTCAATATGCACCAATTCGGCTACGAGGTCGAGAAAGAACCGAAGTATATTGTGAAGATGAAAGCAACAAAACAACCGCTATTTTATAATAATATGTACGAGAAAATATTTTTTTCTATGGGGGATTTAGCTACTCGATTTACACGTAAACAGCTTGAAGAGGTCGGTCTCGGCTGGGTGTTCGATTGCGAGGGGATTGAGATTGAGGAGGTAACGGAATGAACGAGCAGTTTGTTTTGGAATTAAAGAAGTTGATGAATTGTTTTCCTGAATCATACATAAATCGCAACCTTGAAGTAATTCTTATACCTAAAACCAACACTTGCTTTTCTCTCGTCGGTTGTGGCACAAAGAAAGACATAATTGCAAAAGTCTTGATGTGGTGTACTAGAGATATAGATAAAGGTGAGCCTTATCAACAACGAAAACGAAATATAGACTTTTATGTGGACAATCGCGATCGTTTAAGAAAATATTTAGGTGCAGATATCAATGTGCATGTGGTTTATGATCGCTTAGGAAATGGAATTAACAAAGAACTAACATACAGATTTATCGAGAGTGGTTTTGATATGAATTTACTTTATAAGGAGGTAACAGAATGACAGTAGAACAATTTCTTCAATCGTTATCATACCTTATGTGGACTTCATATTGGTCAGTAATTTTTTATAAGTTTTTTAAAGATAATAAAAATAATAAAGATTGAGGAGGTAGAGTGATGTTTGTTATATTTCGGAATGATATTGAAGATCGTTTAATAAATATCAATCAAATAAATGCAATTTGGAAAGAAAAAGCTAGCGAACAGCCAAGCTTTCGTATTGAATATTTTGGCGGTGGGTTTAGATTTGATTCGATAGAATGGAACCATTTTTCCAGAAGAATAGGAACATTAGATGATGTCTGGAATACATTAAATCTTTTCAAAAAGTTAGATAAGTTAGATAAAGAGGCGGAAGAATGAACCAACTGAAAAAAGATTTTATTTTAGCTATCAATAATTTAAAAATTGATATTATAAACAACTCAGATAAGCTAGACAGCTATGAGCTAGGAAATATCAAGAGCCATGCAAGGGATTTATATGAAACTCTTGTATGGTTGCAGTATGCGAAGGAAGAGGTGGAGTGATGAAACCTAAAAAATATCCGTATTCAGGAGTTGCACAAACAAATAAAACAACTAAAAAAGAAAAGCTAGAACTTGTGGCGTTTCCAAATATAGCTATCAGAAAAGATATGCTCAAACACATTTTTTCAGTTGTCAAAAATCATGACAATACAACTATCATTTATTTCAGAGTTTATAAAATTTTCGGAGCGTATGAGGAACAAGAATTTAAAGTCAACTTGAGTTATGAGGAAACTATGAAAATTTTGAATTTGGAGGTGGAAGAATGACAGAAACTATAAAATTACCCCAATGGTGTAACCTCAAAGGCACAAATGCAAGATATGGCACACTTGAAGAACTAAAAGATTTGCTTCTTTATAAACGTATAGTGAAATGGGATGCTGATTGCTTAGAATTAGAAAATGGAGTCAAAGTAACTATTGAAATGTCAGAAAGTGACTGTTGCGCTTGTGCTGGAGGAGAATTTAAAAATGTAACACTTGATGCAGTGATTACAGATGTTGAAATAGGAGAGCAAGTAGAAACATCTGATGATTTTGTTGTAGGCAGTTATAACAAAGTTACTATATATCACAATCAAAACCCGATAGCACTAGCTGAATGTTACGCAGAACATAACGGTTACTATTATAGCGTAGGTTCATTAGTTATTGGCGACATTCATTTTCCAGTAGTAGAAGCTTAATTGAAAAATAGAGGAAATGAGATGGAATGGCTAACAGATAATATAGACCACCCAATTATATGTATTTTATTTTTCGTAGTTGGTCTTATTTTAGGTAATATAGAACCAATCAACAAACATCCTGAAACTAGCAAACAACCTATAATCATTTATAAGGTTGATAATACTGGAACGGGAATACATGGGAAAATCAGTGATAAAGAAATCATAGAGGGGCGCTATACTGTCACAGTGACCTCTTATGGAAAATTTTTAGTGACAAAGGAACAATATGAGAGTATCAGAGTAGGTGATGACATGCCTACATATTTGAAATAAAGGATCCAAAAATGACAACAAATATGGAACTTTTAGCGCACCGTGTCGAGCAGTGGGCGAAAGAGCGGGGGTTAGACAATCCAAGCAATAGCACGGCGCAAGCATTGAAATTATTTGAAGAAGCGGGCGAACTTGCACAAGCACATTTAAAAGAACGTGAACAAGACGGGAAAGATGCAGTCGGTGATATTTTGGTAGTGTTGACTATCTATTGCCAACAGAAAGGCTGGTCTATTGCTGAATGTTTTGAACTAGCTTATAACGAGATCAAGAACCGAAAAGGGAAAATGGTAAATGGTTCATTTGTGAAAAGTGAGGATTTAAAAGATGGACTACGAGCAAAGATTAAATGATAAGCAAAGACTACGCTTTGCATTTATGTTAAAACAAAAGCGCAAAGATAATAAGTTATCACAAGCAAAACTAAGTGACATCTTAGGATACGCTCAATCAGATATCTACAAATGGGAAACATGTAAGGCAAGACCTAACTTGTATCAAGCGGAAGATGTAGCGACCTACTTTAATTTGCCTATGAATATTTTGATAGGAGAGTGAATTGCAATTACAAAGAAAACTTAAAAAATTAAAAATTAAAAATATCAAAATACGGTCAATTCATAGAGAGATACAAGATTTAAGAACGGGTATTGTAAAAGGGCAGTCATTTAATGGGATGCCTAAAACTCCAAGCAATGATAATCGCACAGAAGATTTAAATATAAAAATCACGGATAAGATAGACGAGTTATACAAGCAAATTGAACAAGAGCAAAAAGAACAAGAAGATTTGACACAAGCTATTGAGTCATTAGAAGACCCGATTGAAAATATTGTGATGCGCTTGTTGTATATCAACGGGCTAAGCTGGAGTGAAACAGAAAGAGAATTAAATTGTAGCCCTGCGACTATCCAACGTGCTAGAGATAGGGCGGTTGTAAACATATCTAAAATCTTTGATAACAACGATAGTATTTGATAGTTTTAAAGTGATATTATGTTAGTATCAGCAAAGCGGTAAGTATGGCTGATAAACTCCTATTATATTTTTCGGTGTTAGGAATATTCATTGTTGATTTTCCTTTGCGTTTTTTAATTTTATAGTTTCATAGTATCTCTAAACTTCCTAACACCGTTTTTAATTAGTATTTAATACCAATCCTTGTATAGTTTGCATCCTATCTACCGAAGGAGCGACAAGGCGAAACGAGCAAAATGACAAGGTAGTGTCAGAAATGCAAAATGTGTAAGTGGTGCTTGCATTAACCAGAGGTGCGCTCTTTGGTTATTTATTTAGTTACTCCATTTGTCAGCTTTTAGCTGACTTTTTTATTTGTAGAAATGAGGTGGTGGAAAGTGGGAATGACTGAAAAACAAAAGGTATTCGCAGACGAGTACATCATTTGTTTAAACGCTACACAGGCTTATAAGAAAGCCTATCCGAATATTAAGAAAGATGATGTTGCAAGGGCAAATGGAAGTAGATTGCTTGCAAAAGCTAACGTAAGAACCTATATAGACGAGCAACTAGAAAAGTTAAAGTCTGAACGTGTTGCAGATCAACAAGAAGTGCTTGAGTTTTTAACGGCAGTCATGCGTGGAGAAATCACAGAGCCTTTACTGGTGCTTGACGGTGACGGTTATCAAAAAGTTATGGATGCTAAACCGAATGTATCAACAAGAAAGAGCGCCGCAGTTGACCTTGGAAAACGTTATGGCTTGTTTGTGGATAGGCAAGAAATCACTCAAAAAACTATTGATATAAAAGTAGGCGATTGGGATGCTGACGAAGAATAAGCCGAAAATTAATATCATTATTGACTATCCAAGCCGTGTTTTTAATAAGCATATCTTTGATAAGCTATATGACTATTCAACGTTTACCGAGGTACACTATGGCGGTGCTTCAAGCGGTAAAAGTCATGGAGTGATACAGAAAGTAGTCTTTAAGGCTTGTCAAGATTGGAAGCATCCACGCAAGGTTTTATTCTTGCGTAAGGTAGGCGCTACGGTTCACGATTCAATCTTTGAAGACGTGAAGCAATGCTTGGATAGTTGGCAGTTACTAGACAAATGCAAGGTTAACAATTCAGCATACCGCATAGAGTTACCAAACGGGGCTCAGTTCATTTTTAAAGGATTAGATAACCCCGAAAAAATCAAGTCAATCAAAGGCGTGTCAGATGTCGTCATGGAAGAAGCATCAGAATTTACGCTAGACGATTACACACAGCTAACTTTGCGTTTACGGGATAAAAAGCACTTGAATAAACAGATATTCTTGATGTTTAACCCGGTATCGAAAGTGAACTGGACGTATAACGCATTCTTTGTGAAGAAGCCAAAGAATACAGTAGTTTATCATACTTCATACAAAGACAATCGCTTTTTAGATCAAGTTACTATCGAGAATATCGAAGAACTAGCCAATAGGAATGAAGCATATTATAAAATCTACGCTTTAGGCGAGTTCGCAACACTTGACAAGCTAGTCTTTCCAAAATATGAGAAACGATTACTGAATAAAAGTGAGTGGGAGCATTTGCCCGCTTATTTTGGTCTTGACTACGGTTTTATTAACGACCCGTCAGCCTTGCTTCATGTAAGGATAGATGATGAAAACAAGCGCTTATATGTCCCTGATGAGTTCGTAAGAAAAGGGTTGACGAATGACAAGATAGCAGAAGCAATCAAGGCGCTTGGATATGCTAAAGAGCAGATACGAGCAGATAGCGCTGAAAAGAAATCAAATCAAGAATTAAGAAATCTTGGTATTCCACGAGTGATAGATGTTCAAAAGGGGGCTGGCTCAGTTATGCAAGGAATACAATACTTACTTCAGTATGAATGGGTAGTAGATGAAAGATGTGTTAAGTTGATTGAAGAACTTGAAAATTATACTTGGAAGAAAGACAGAAAGACAAACGAATACATCAACGAACCAGTAGATAGCTATAATCACTGCATAGATGCTATCAGATATGCATTGCAAGATAGAATTTATCAAGCGAAAAAAGAAATTGATGTTGATAGAACAATTAGTAAAATCAATAAAATGTTCAGGAGGTAGAGAGTGGACAAAGTAAATGAATTTGAACATGGTATAGACACAGTAAATAAATCAAGGTCTGATAGTCTATACTTTGGCAGTATTTCAAATGAGCAATTTAGATATGCTTCAAGTGATGAATTGTTGAATACAGATAACGGCAAGAAAGTCTTTAGGGGTATGATTGAAGCATTTTTTAATAGCCAACAAAAGCGCTTGAAAGTATTATCATCTTACGCTAAAGGCGACAATTACAGTATCTTATCAGGAAACAGACGACTAGACAACGAGAAAGCAGATTATCGTGTACGTCATAAATGGGGCGGGTATATTTCTAGTTTTGCTACTAACTATGTTATCGGTAACCCTGTTTCTATCGGTATTTTAGAGGGAGCAGAGAAAAAGCAACTTGAAACTATTCAAGAAATCGAGTGGAACAATGACATTAACGCATTGAATGGAGATTTAGCCCTTGATGCTTCAATCTATGGTCGTGCTTTTGAATATCACTTCCGAGATAAAGACGGAGCAGACAGAGTTGTTTTGATTAACCCGCTTGAAATGTTTGTAGTCCGTGATCTAACGGTAGAACAGAATATCATTCTTGCCGTGCATCTTCCAGTATTCGCTGATAAAGTGAATATGACAGTCTATACTAAAGACCAAACCATCACTTATAAACCTTATACAACAAATGCAGTACGCTTGACTGTTGATACAACAACTAAACATGAATATAGAGATGTACCAGTTGTTGAATGGTGGAATAATCGCTATCGTATGGGTGATTTTGAAAGTGAAATCTCTTTGATAGATGCCTATGATGCTGGACAATCTGACACAGCTAATTATATGTCAGACTTGAATGATGCAATGCTTTTAATTAAGGGTGACCTTGATGCACTAGGTTTATCAGCAAGTGATATCGCTAAGATGAAAGATGCTAACACGCTACTACTTCAAACTGGAATTAGTGCAAACGGACAACAAACAAGTGCAGATGCTGGATATATCTATAAACAGTATGATGTGCAAGGAACGGAAGCATACAAGAATAGACTAGCGAACGATATTCACAGATTTAGCCGTATTCCTAACCTTGAAGATGATAGATTTAATGCTACGTCTTCGGGCATTGCATTGCTTTATAAAATGATTGGACTTGAGCAAGTCAGAAAGAATAAAGAAACATACTTTACTAAGGCTTTGCGTAGAAGATATGAACTAATCAGTAACATTCACAAGGCTATCAATAAGCCAACGATTGAAGCTAGCAAGCTGACCTTTACTTTCCATCCAAACATTCCACAAGACGTTTGGAATGAAATTAAAGCGTATATCGAAGCTGGTGGAGTGGTATCACAAGAAACTTTGATGAATAATGCTAGCTTTACAGATTACAAGACAGAGCAAGAGCGCATTTTGAAAGAAAGTGGAGCAAGTGACAACGAGATCATGCAGTTAGTAGGTGGCATGAATGAGCAAGAAAGCTGATAACAGACTATACAATGCAGAACGTAAGGCACAAGCCGAATTAATCAAGCGTGATTTAGACCGTGACAAGTTGATAACACAGTTATATCAAGAAAGCTATGATAGACTGCAAGCGCAGATAGATAAGTTCTATCTTGGTTATGCTGGACGTGAGGGTTTAACAAAACAAGAAGCTATGAAGCGTGCTTCAGAATTTGACGTTACCAAGTTTGCAGAAAAGGCAAGAAAGGCTGTTAAAGAGAAAGATTTCAGTCATAAGACTAATTCATGGTTACGGATTTACAATCTGAAAATGAAAGTCAGTCGCTTGGAACTTTTGAAAGCTGAATTAGGGCTTGAAATTAACAGTTTGACAAGTAACCTTGATGAAGTCTTTGACAAGGCACGCAGAAGCGAATATTTAGCCGAATTTAAGCGACAAGCGGGTATCTTGGGTATTTCATCCAAAGGAGCGACAAAGCGCTTAGAAGCGATTTTAGACGCTGATTTTTACGGGCAATCTTTTTCTAGTCGTGTATGGGGTAAAAATGGACTTCAATCACAACTTCAAAAGGATGTTTTTGCTTCGTTGAATCGCATTTACACGGACATGAACGGCTACCAAAAAGAGATGAAGCGACTATCTGAAAAGTATAATGCGAGCGAATCGAGCGCTAAACGGTTGCTAAAGACTGAAATAGCGAGGATAAACGCAGACACAGACCACGCTATGTTAAAAGATAATGGCTTCACTCACATGATTTTTGTAGCTGAACCCGGAGCTTGTAACATTTGCGGGCCGTTGGATAACACAGCAGTACCGATTGACAAGGTTGAAAAAGGCGTGAATATGTTTCCGATGCATCCAAATTGTAGATGTTCAGCGTATGGACATATTGAAATGAAGTACAAAGACGGAAGAAGCACGCTAGATGAGTTTAATTCTTGGAATGAAAAAGACGATAGTATAATTCTTCAACAAGCGGAAGAAAATACTAAGATTGATTTCTCTAAACTAACAACTGAAGAAATCAACAATCTTGACTTTGATGATCTTATGAAATATTATGAGTGGGTCGAAGAGCAAGAGAAGCTAAAAGTGAAACTAAAAGAATTACAGGCAGAAGCAGAGAGAAAACTTTTAGAAGAACGAGAAAACAAAGTCTCTAAAACTCGTCGGGACTTAGTCTCACGTATAGAAGAGAAACTTCGGACGACGAATTTTGTTGATGTTTTCGGCGAAGAAAATGCACAAGGTGTTTTAAGAGAATTGCGCTTCTTTCCAAATGATGATTTTGTAAATTCGGTCTACGGTTCAGTAGATAAATTATCATTTGTCAGAACAAGGGAAATGAACTCTCGTGTAAGTACTACAAAAGTCTATCTTTCAAAAAGTGATTTTGTTTACAATAAAAAACTTAACCAAAAAGCGCATTCGATAGTTTTACACGAGTTAACGCACGGTGTTGATAATATTGCGAGTTATTTCGGTGCTCCAGAACTGAAAGGAAAAGCCTTCAGTAGTCAGTATGACTTGCACAAAGTCATAAAAAAAGATATGGACAATTATATTTTCGGGGACATGAAACTCAAAAGAGGGGCTTCAACAGAAGAGAAGATAGCATTCTTCAATCTTCAACAAGCTAAAGTAAGAGATTTTAAATCGGAATTATATGAACTGGCAAAGAAACTAAACCCAGAAATTCATCCCGAAGCAAATGCAGAAGTTACCGCATTTGCATCAGATATGATGAGTTCATTCAGAAAAGCGGAATATGGAAGTCAAGTCTTCGGACATGAGGATAGTTACTGGAAAGATAAATCCAATCGTGGGATGGAATTTCTTGCAGAATACACTCAAGCACAAATGACGCCTGAAATAAAAGCATTTTATGACAAAGTTTTTCCAAATTCTGTTAAAATATACAACAAGATATTTGAAGATATTTCAAAAATGAAACTAGAAAACCAAAAGCCGCTTATTTGGTAGGGAGGGTATAGAATGTTTTTTTGGAAAAACGAAGAAATTTATAAACAATTCAAAGAAATTGGAGAGCGATACAGAAACCATTTTGGAGAAGATTTCCCGGTATATCTGATAATTCCTTTCGAGGTGACCGAGGAAGTTCTTTTAAAATATAATTCAGTCGTGGATTCGTGTATCAAGAAAAATGAAGCGTTTGAAAAACCGATTGATTACGATGATAGAAAATATTAAGCACCTAGAGAAATCTAAGTGCTTTTCTTATGCCCTAACCGTATGGAATCCCGTACGGTTTTTATATTGTCCAAACCGTGCTTACGACATTAAAAGGCGCATGAGTTCGAGGGGGTTGCTCGTAAAAGCGTAGAGAAAGGAGCCAAACATGGCAGAAGAACAAACACAGACAGTTGATACTCAAGTTCAGGAAACTACGGTTGAGGAACAAGCTAGCAATCCAAAACAAGAACCTGAAAAGACAGTATCAATCGCAGAAATGAAACGCAGACTTGAGCAAGCGGAGAAAAAGTACGCTCAATCTACACAAGAAGCTATTGCTAAGGCTTTGGAAAAGTATAAAGCGGAAACAGAATTATCAGGCAAAGAACTTGAAGAATACCGCAGAAAAGAAGCTGAGGCAGAAAAGCAATCGTTACTTGACAAAATCGCTGGTTTAGAAAAAGAACAAACCAAGCGAGAATTGACAGATGAAGCTATTAAAACTCTATCAAGTCGTAAGTTGCCTGTAAATGAACGAGTGCTTGCTTTTGTCGTAAAAGATACGGCAGACGGCACACTTCAAGCTATTTCAGACTTTGAAAGTATTATTAGTGAAATCAAGTCTGAATACACACAATCAGAACCACCCGCAGTAAGTACGGCGTTTGGTGGTTCAAAGACTCAATCAAGCGGAGAAATCTTCCGCAATTCAAGAATTATCTAAAGGAGATTTTATAAATGACAGTACAAACTTTTAACCCTGCTAAAGTCCTTGTTTCACAGAAACCAGACGGAACTCTTCACAAAGAATTTACAGACATCATCATGAAGGAAGTAGCTCAGAACTCTATCGTGATGCAACTTGGTAAGTATCATGAAATGGACGGCAAACAAGAAAAAACAGTCCACGTTCAAACTGACGGCGTTTCGGCTTACTGGGTAAATGAAACAGAAACAATCAAGACTGACAAGCCTGAAATCGTACCAGTAACGCTTCGTGCTCACAAACTCGGTATTATTCTTCTTGCTTCTCGTGAAGCACTCAACTACACTTGGGAAAAATTCTTTGAAGACATGAAACCACAAATTGTAGAAGCATTCTATACTAAGATTGACGAAGCTGGACTACTTGGACATGAAACACCGTTTGCAAACTCAGTCGCTAAGGCTGCTAAAGATGCAAGCAAAGTCATTGGTGGCCCAGTAACTTACGAAAACATCTTGAAACTTGAAGATAAACTTTTGGATGACGACATTGAAATCAACGCTTTTGTATCTCGTGTATCTAACCGTTCAGCGCTTCGTGATGCTCGTGATGGCGACAAGAAAACAATCTTTGACAAAGACACAAACAAACTTGACGGGACAGTTGTCGTTGACATGAAGTCTAAACAATTCAAGAAAGGTGATTTGCTTGCTGGGGACTTTGACAACCTCATTTATGGTGTACCTTACAACATTAACTATAAGATTTCTGAAGAAGGTCAAATCACGACTGTTAAAAATGCAGACGGAACTCCAGTCAACCTATTTGAACAAGAAATGATTGCTATCCGTTGCACAATGGACATTGCAGTTATGATCACTAAGACAAACGCATTTGCTAAACTTACAGATGCTTCAAACGTCTAAAAGGGGGTATTGAATGGCCTATATCGTAACTACTAACATTATTGACACTAAAGATAATGGTTGGTTCTACGAAGTCGGAGAAACATATCCTAGACAAGATTTGACGGTATCAGATGCACGAATTAAAGACCTTTTGAAAAAAGGGGTTATCGCATCTGACGAAGAACCGAAAGAAGAACCAACAACAAAAACTAAAGGGGAATAAGAATGAATGATACCCAACTTGCAAAAATTAAACGTAGGTTGGGGATTGACCCCAACGACACAAAAGAAAATGACTTGTTAAATGACCTAGTCGAAGATGCTAAAAGCTACTTCAAATCGCTTACTGGTTCGGTTTATATCGATAGTAAGTATAATTTTATGATTGAAAACGTTGTTTATAAACTCTATGGACGCAAAGGTTCAGAAAGTGTTTCTACTGAAACAGTTGACGGCTATTCAGTAACCTATCAAGACTACGACAACTTATTTAAGCCTTACATGGCTATTTTAAATAAAGATTTTGGTCTTGACGGTTCACAACGTCAACGAGGAAAGGCGTTTTTTCTATGAAAACACCTCACAGAATAACACTTGTAAGAGGTAAGGGCGTTGCTAAGTATAATCCAGTAACGGACACTTACGAAAACCAAGCTGAACAATCCGAAGTTGTACCATGTTTTGTAAATTTTATTCAAAAAGCAAAGGTTTTCGAGTTATACGGCAATCGTTCAGATGTCGTCATGATATGCAGATTTCAGCAAGAACAAGAACCGTTCTTGTATGCAATCTATGACGGTTTCAGATATGAACAGATTGATAGCGTAGAAGCCTCAAAATGCTCTGTACGGCTTAAAAGGACGGTAAGGGTATAAATGGGCGTAAATATAGAATGGCACGGCTTAGAGAAGCTAACAAGCACGATTTACAACGCACACCCTAAAGCCGTTGAACAATCAATACAAGTTGTTAAAAATAAAGGCGAAAAAGGAAAGAAAGTAGCAAGAGAATTAGCGCCAAGAGATACTGGATTTTTGAAAGATCATATCAACGTGACTTATCACGGTATGGAAGCGTGGATAACAGGAAGCGCATCTTATACAGGTTATCAAGAATACGGTACTCGTTTCATGGCTGGTAAACCACACTTTAGACCTATGTTAGAGCAAATATTACCCGAATTTCAAAAAGATATGACGGATGTTATGAAAGGAGTGTTTAAATGACACCAAACCACGATTTGTTTAGGAAGTTATTTGCTCTTTCTGATTTAAGAGTAGATACTTATGATTATCTACCTAACGCAGATGCACAATATCCGTTTGTTTATATTGGCGAATATAACGGCTCTGATACGCCTAACAATGACTTGTACGGAACAGTAAGGCAAACAGTCCATATTTACGGCACAAGGAAGAATAGAAGCAAAATAGACAATGTTTCAGCCTATCTTGAAAACACAGTAAAGCGTTTCAAAGAGGGATATGAATATAATTTCAATCATTTAACAACAGATAAACAAGTTATTGCAGATAATACAGACGTCCAGCCTTTACTTCATGTCGTGCTGGACATTACTTTTAGTTATACCAAAAAGGAGAAATAATAAATGGCAGATTTAATTTTGGGGAAAGACGTTATTGCCTTTTTCCGTCGCTATAAAGACCGTACAAAACAAGATGCGGGTAAAGTACGTTTCCAATCTGAACTTTCTATCAAGTTAGAAAAGAATGTAGAGAGCACAAAAACAAAAGACGGAGTTGTAAACTCTATTTCAGACGGAGAAACAAGCGGAGAGTTCAAATCGCTTGCTTACCGTGAAGACGGCGACACAGTGAATATGTGGAAAGAAATGCGCAAATGGTTTACAGCAAGTGATAAAATCGAATGCTGGATTGTAGACCTTGGAAGCAAGAAACAAGTTGAAGGCGTTGATAAGTATGATGTTGAATACTATCAAGGTTACTTCAAGAATTTTGAATTGTCAGCACCGTCAGACGATAAGGTTGAGTTATCTTATGAAGTCGCTATTGACGGAAACGGTATCTTACATACTGACAAATTGACTGATACACAAAAACAAGCAGTAGAAAGCGCACAATACAACTACCACACTCTTGAAAAAGAAACAAACGGCGAAGGTGTCGCAGTTTAACTAAAATAGTGGTATTTAGAAGGGCAATTTATTTGCCCTTTATTTTTTTATTCAAAAGGAGAAATAAAACATGATTTTAAAAATTGGAGAACGTGACTACACTTTACGCTTTGGACTTGGATTTTTGAGAGAAATGAACAAGCTACATTCTGCTGAACTTGAGGGAATGAAAACCGGCTACGGTGCAATGACATTGTTTAATGCTGGACAAGCACTTAATGATCCAATGGCTTTTGTAGATATTATCAAAGCTGGAACAGTCACAGAAAACCACAAACCAAGCAATGAAGCTATCGAAAAATATCTTGAAGATTTGATTTTGAATGACGAATACGACAAGACGATTACTGAAATTGTGAACGAGTTAAAAGCATCTCCCCTACTCAAAAAAGCAATGAACCTAGTAGAGTAAGGGAAAACCAAGGTTCAGACTTTGGCTATGATGAAGCAATAGCCTTGCTTATTGCAAGACATAATATGACGTTTAAAGAAGCATCACGCACCACGCTAGAAGAATTTGAAATTTATAACACTGCTTATCTTATCCAACAGGAAGATAGACGGTATAATTCAGCAATTCAAGCATGGTTTAATCAAACAGTCCAAGCAACTAAAGGCAAAGGCAAAAGCGCAAGGTCAGCCTTTAAAACGTTTGACGATTTTTACAATCACAAAGACGAGTTTGACAAGATTTTCAAAAAAGATGATGTCGGACAAGTCAAACAAAAGAAAATGAGCCTTGCTGATAGAAACAGAAGGCTTAATCAATCTATGAAAGAAAGGGGGTAACTAATGGGGACAAATTTTGATGTTACCGCCATACTAAAAGCCAATGTTTCTGATTTTTCTAGCGGTATGAAAGAAGCACAAGCATCTTTACAAAGCCTTAAACATCAAACCGGCTCAAGTTTAGACAAAGTGAGCAATAGTCTTTCAGCGGTTGGTGCTTCTGCAATTAAACTTGGTAGCGGTATGACTGCTACATTGACAGCACCAGTTGTTGCTGGTGTCACTGGTATTGTCAAATCGTTTGCTGATTTAGAACAATCTCTAGGTGGTGTTGAAACGCTATTTAAAGATAACGGTACAAGTGCTATTGGACTTGCTAAGAAATACAACATCACAGCCAAAGAAGCGCAAGCAATGTATGACACAATGGAAGCAAAAGGCGCAAGCGTTCTTTCAAATGCAAATAACGCATTTAAAACGGCTGGTGTATCAGCTAACCAGTATATGCAACAGGTAACTTCATTCTCTGCTACATTGCTTCAAGGTTTAGGCGGAGATACTGAAAAGGCCGCCCAATATGCTGACAAAGCGCTTGTTCAGATGGCAGATAACGCCAACAAAATGGGTACTAATATGTCCGATATTCAAAACGCTTATCAAGGTTTTGCAAAAGACAATTATACGATAAACAAACTAATGTCCGTTGCGTAAGTGATTACGCAAATGAGCGTGCGTGAACCTTTATCAAGGGTGTGAGATTTTTAAATCTTGCTAACGGGGGAAACCTAAGTCAAAAAAGATATGGCAATCCCGTGCCAAGCCTAGAAATAGGAAGGTGTAACGACTATCGGTTCGTCACCGAGTACGGCAACTATTGATACGTTGCTGGAAGTGCGCACCAACTAACAAAAATCATATGAAGTTAATTGTATTTTAAACCATAACATGATATACTAGACATATACAAAGAAAGGTTTAAAATATGGAGTGGAAAACCGTAAGAAGAAAGTAAAGGCTTCAAACGGTAAAGAAACTATCATTTTTCCGTCAAGAAATGATGCTTCCGAGTATTTCAATTCAAATAAATCGAATTTAGAATATGGTCGTAGATTTAAAAAAGGGAGAATGAAAGGTTGGATTTTTGAATTAGTTGAAGATATAGTCTAATCCCTAAGGTTTGCAATAGCAAGCCTTTTTAAATACCGTGAAAACGGGGGTATAAATGGTTAGATAACCTAAAACTCGGTAGAAAAACCATAGCCGAGTATAAACCTAGTGAAAACGGTGAAACTCTAGCAGTTGCCTAGACAATACCGTGCTAAGCAAGATTTATTCTTGAAAGTGTAACGACTAACGAAACAGAAAAAGCATCCGAAAGGGTGTTTTTTTAATGGAGTAGAGTAGGCTCAAGCGAGCCGAAGCGCTAGGATACTTTTAAAAGTATAAGAGATAGTCTAATCTCTATGGCGACATAGAGCAGTCTGAAAAGACGGTCATAATTTAGCGAATTATGGCGAATATGTACTGTATGGTGGTACTGCTGGCGAAATGGCTCGGCTTGTTAACGAGTCAGGAGTTTTAAACGGAGAATTTGAAGCGACAGCACAAAACGTGAAAGATATTCCATTCCATACTTTGATTGAAGCTATCGGCATCACTCAAGATCGCTTAGGAATTACTGGAACGACTGCAAAAGAAGCAAGCGAAACAGTTTCAGGTTCATTCCAAGCTATGAAGGCATCATTTGAAAACTTAGTAGCTGGTTTAGGACATGGCGAAGCTGATATATACGGCTTGTTTGAAAATCTAAAAGAAACGGTGTTGACATTCAAAGATAATGTCGTAAGGGTTCTTTTGACTATATGGGATAACTTACCACTTGAGCCGTGGCAGAAATGGATAGGACTTATAGCAGTATCAGCTGGCCCCGCTTTGATTGCAATAGGGGGCGTTCTTTCCTTTGTCGCTAAGCTTATAAGTTCTATCACTTTAATATCTGGCGCAGTTTCTAAATTTTCAGCTCTATTTTCAGCATTGCAAGGTGGTAGCGGTATTTTAGGTACTATTGCAAGTGCTTTTGGAGCAATCGGCGCACCAGTCCTTGTTGTTATCGCAGTGATAGCAAGTTTGATTGCTATTTTAGTAGGTGTATATAACACAAGTGAAGAATTTAGAAACAAGGTTAATTCAGCATTTGAAGCAGTTAAAACTGCAATTACAAGTGCTATTCAAGAAGCTGTTAGCTTTGTTCAAGATATTTGGGGTACGCTTGTTTCTTGGTGGTCTGAAAATCACGAATTGATTGAGCGTGTAGCTACTAAAGTTTGGAATGCCATTAAAACAGTTGTTGAAACAGTAACTAATTTCTTAGCACCTATGATTGAAAGCGCTTGGAATGCTATTGGTACATATATTTCAGTTGTTTGGGGATTGATTAAATCCACAATAGGCGCTGGACTTGATTTTATCTTAGGCATTATCAAGGCAGTCATGCAGATCATTGATGGCGACTGGTCTGGCGCTTGGGAAACGATCAAAGAAACAGCAAGTAGGCTTTGGGGAAATATCAAGAATATCATCAAACAATACTTGGACGGTATCGTTCAAATTTTTAGCGGTATCTTTGAGTTTTTAAAAACCGTTTGGGAAACAGGTTGGAATGCTCTTATTACATTCTTATCGCCAATTTGGGAAGGTATTAAACTAGCAGTTCAATCAGGTATTGAAGCAGTAACTACTTTCTTCCAAACTTCAATGACTGGTATCCAATCAACTTGGGAAAATGTATGGAATACAATAACAGCTTTTATTGGCCCGATTTGGACATCTATTTATGAAACAATCTATACAACATTGACGACTATATGGACGTATATCCAAACTACATTTGAAGCAATCAAGTCTATATTTGCGAACGCTTGGGAAATTATTAAAGTTATATTTGCTACGGTATTATTAGTTATTTATGGATTAGTAACTGGCAATTTTGACTTAATCAAACAAGCTATTTCTAACGCTTGGGATATTATCAGCGCAAAAACTAATGAAATTTGGAACACTATCTCAACTTTCTTGTCAGGAATTTGGGAAAGTATCAAATCAGCAGTTTCTAACGCTTGGGAAAGTATCAAATCAGCTATTTCAACAGCACTTGAAACGACAAAAACAACAGTTCAGAATATATGGAATAATATTGTTTCATTTTTAAATCAAACACTAGAAAATATCAAATCAGGTATTTCAACAGCTTGGGAAAATATCAAATCTAGTATTTCAAATGCTGTTGAAAATATTAAAAACACAGTTACAAACGGCTGGAATAATCTAGTTAGCACGATAACGAACGCTGGCCCTCGTATTGTATCAGCGGTAAGAAGTGGATTTGATAATGCAGTAGCATCTGCTAGAAACTTTATTAGTCAAGCTGTAAATGTCGGTCACAATCTGATTATGGGATTTGTGAACGGGGTTAGAAATGCCGCTGGTGCTTTAATTAACTCAGTTACAAGCGCAGTAAGTGGCGCTATTAATGGCGCTAAACGTTTGCTTGGTATTCATTCGCCTTCACGAGTATTCAGACAGTTTGGTGTTTATACAGATGAAGGTTTTGTTATCGGTGTAAACAGTAAAGCTAGCGCAGTTGTAAAATCAGTCGGAAACATGGCACAAGGGGCGATAGATGCATTTACTGGCAAAGATTTAGCTGGTAACTTACAAAGTGAACTAGGCGCAGTAGATGGCGAATTAGGTCGCTTGTCAGGATATAATACATCCGTTGACTTCAACGGTGGCACAATCACAGTTGGGCAACAATCAGCTGACATTGTTCTTAGAATGGGTAACACGACATACAGAGCATTTACGGAAGACATTACAAGCGCTCAAGAAATGGAATTGACCTTGGCTAATTATTAGAAAGGAGAAAGCTATGTATGGATATTCAAAATTAGAAAAACATAACGAAAACGTGGCTTTCGAGCCAAGCGATAATATGACAATAAACAGCGTTACACTAGATACAGTAGTTGAAGGGTATAGACAATTAACGGTTACTGGTAGAGGTCTAGTAGCCCAATCCGTCAAAACAACTTCTATTTCTGGAAGGCGTGGCGTTTGGGTTGAAGATATTTCAGATCCTGAACGTATTTTAGAAATCAAGTATCAGTTAACGGCTGACTCAAGCGCTGAATTAAGAGAGAAATTTTTTTCTTTAAATAAATTTTTGCGCATAAATCAAGCAAGTTCAGGTATGCTTCAAGTATCATTTAAAGATGAACCTGATTATTATTACTACGCTATTTTTAATGGCGCAGATGCTATCGAAGAAAACGCACTAACGGTAGTTAGTCGTTTTTCTTTGTTAGTTCCTGACGGGTTTAAGAAAACACGAGAGCAGACATCAACAGGTAAAATCTCAATAAATAGTGGATTTGAAGTAACGCCCGTATCTATCACAGTTACAACTACTAAAGCGACTGACACGGTTAAAATCACAAATAGCAGACAGACAATATCATTTACTGGCACTTATGAAGCTAACAAAGATATTGTGGTTGAGTTCAAGCAAGATGAAGTGAAAGCAACTTATAAAGGCCGTAGCATTTTAAGTGAACTTGATTTATTTAGCGATTTAGAGAATTTCAAAGTTAGACCGTTTGATACAATCACGGCTACAAATGCAACGGTTAAAGAAGTAGTTTGGAGAGAAGAACGACTATGATATATTTATTTGATAAAGACGAGAAACTAATAAAAATCGTCAAAAAAGAAGCTATCAAGACTGCTCTCCAAAAGTTCGCTTTAACCACTGAAAAATACGTATCTGATAGGCTCACGGTTGAGATGAAAGAGTTGAGCAAGAAAGAATTTGATGCAGTAGAGTATATGGCTATTCAGTCAATCGAAGATGCACACACTTTCCATTATTTTTATATTGCTCAAAAGTTTTCTGAAAATCTCACTACTTTAATCGGCGTTCAGTCAGGTATTGAAGAATTAAGAAAATCTGTCGTTTTAGATAAACGTCCACATAATACGTTTGCTAGACCTATTATTGATGAACTGCTTGCTGGTACTAACTGGCAAGCACGTTTTGTTAGTGAAACAAGTCAACGATCAACAAATTTCTATTACATTTCAACATTTGAAGCCTTAAAAAAGGTTTGTCAAGTTTGGAATTTAGAAATGCAGTTTTTCGTTGAAGTGAACGGCAATAAAATAGGCGCACGTTATATTGATTTCAAAGAGAAAATCGGCGAAGCAACTGGCAAGCGTGTAGTTTATGGACATAACGCACTACAAATCTTGCAAGAAGTAGAGCGCACTAACTTATTTACTGCTCTTATCGGACGAGGAAAAGGCGAAGAACTCAGCGCACCAAGTGAAGAAAACAATCACGGCACATACGGGCGCAGAATTACATTCGAGGAAGTCGTTTGGGAAACTAAAAAAGGCAATCCAGTAGATAAGCCAAAGGGTCAGAAATATGTTGAACTTCCTGAAATGACTAAACGCTACGGTATCAAAAATGCAGACGGAACTATGCGTGCTAAAGTAGGTTTTGCAGTCTTTGAAGATGAAGAAGATAAAAATGCATTGATTAGGCGTACTTATGATGAATTAGTAAGCGCATCAAGACCACAGTTGACCTTAAAAACTTCTACTGTTTATCTGAAAGGCGTTAAAATTGGCGATACTATTCGTGTGGTAAGACATGATAAAAAGCTAGATTATGATACCCGTATTTTTGAAATCACATTTAACCGTTTGAACAACGAGTCAAGCGACATTAAATTAGGCGATAGGATTTCGGAAAGCAATGAAGCTAAAATCCAAAATATCGCTAGTCAGAAAGTAGATGAACTTGTTTCAAGTGGCTTTAATAATATCATCTCTAAACTTCCTGAATTTCTTCCAAGCCCTGACGGTTTTAACAATAACTGGTACGGCAAGGACGACCCAACGAAGAAATATGTCGGGAAAGTGCTAGTCAATGATATATGGTTCAAGCCGAACCCTGAACATGAAGGACAAACTATCATGCTTCGGTGGACTGGCGAAGTTTGGCAAGAAATCATACGAAGCAATAGCGATCAAGAAATTATTGACGAAATCAGCAAGCGTTTTGAAAATCTCAATCTTACGGGAGTTGATGAAGCTAAAGCAAAAGCAGAAGAAGCCTTGAAGAAAGCTAGAGCGGGTGTTGAACTAGCAGATGAAGCAAAGGATATTGCTGAGAAAAATCAAATCACATTCGCTTCAATGGCTAATAGAGTGAACAAACAAGAAGATGAAATTACTGACTTTAAAAATGAATATGGAACTAAAATGCTTGAAGTCAATCAAACGACTGAGGGCATAAAGACTAAAATCGGAGAAATAACTTCATTCATTGATAAAGAAGGGCAACGTCAAGATGAATTGAAGCGATATGCTAGAGAAGAAACAGCTAATCAAACAAGCACTATCCGTGAAACTTTATCAAGAGATTATGTCGCTAAAAGTACTTACCTTGAAAATGTCGAGGGCACAAGACAACGTTTTGAAGCAATCACAAGAGATAATGAAGCCAAGTTCGCAGAATATAAACAAGGTATTGACGGACGTATTACAGACCTTGCAAGTCAAGTAACTGGCAAGGTCAATGAAGTAGACTTCCAACGTGTTAGAGAAACGGCACAACTTTACGAGCGTATTTTAGGAACAGATGACTCTAACGTTAGCACAAACATAGCAAGAATGGCATTAACGTCTGAATTGTTTAATGTTGAGGTAGGTAAAAGATTTAGTAACCTTACTAATCTATTTTATGCACCTACAAAAATTCCTAAGTATATTTCGTCAGTCGCAACAGATAATCACTTGGAACGTGTTAGTTTCGGGGATCATGACGGAATACGAATTAACTATACTGACTCTATGTCAGGATGGCTAGGGGTTCGGTTTCCGCTTACTAAAAAGTTTGTGAAACAAGGAGAAAGTCTTGGCTATCGTATTGAAATTTCAGTTGACAAAGTCCCAAAAAATGGTAGGGTTCTAATTCAGTTGTTGGATAATACCCCAAGTTTGGGAATGTATTATAATTCTCAAATAGAACTTACAAAAACGGGCAATCAAGTATTCACTGGTTACTTGGATATTCCTTATACTGGTGAATTGAACGAATACTCAATCAGGTTTACCCTTACAACCCCCGGGAATATTATTATCCACAAGCCTATGATTATCGATAGGCGCTTAATTCCTGAACAATTCGTGGATAGTACCGATTACAATAACGAATACACAAGAACAACAATGTCAATCTTGAAAGATAGCTTCGCAGTCAAAACGCTTAATAGTAACGGCGACGTTCTGAGCGCCTTAAATTTAGCGACAGGTGGAGCAAGTTTAGAAGTCGGTAAGAATAAGCTGGTAGTTACGCCTGAGACAACATATATTGCAGACGGGACAATTAAGAAAGCTATGATTGCAGACGCTCAAATTGGCACGGCGCAGATTGGAGAAATTGACGCAAGTAAAGCTAGAATTATCAATATTTCCGCTAAAAACATTGTCGCAGACGGCTTGACGGGTAACATTATCAAAGGCGGTAAGTTATCATCTTTAAACGGAAAAACAGATTTTGACTTACAGACTGGTTGGATTGAGATGAATAACTACGGTGTAGGTATTAAAAATCAATTTCCTAACCGTCCGTTACAATACCTAGTTTTTGGCGCTGGTACTATTGGGGATATAGATGGCTCATATACAGCACTTTTAAGTAATAGAAATGGATTGATAAAAATGGATAGCACATCAGCAGGTATTCAAATATGGAATGGTCGCTCAGGTGGCAGGACGGCCTCAGCTATCACATTTTATGGTCAAACAATGGACTTTAGACTTAGTGGACAAGATGGATTGGGACAAGTTACCATAGATACCCAAACACAAGATATTATTGTCAGAGGCCAATCTTTAGTAGGTAAATTTAATAATATCCATTATAATTTTCAACAAATCAAAAACTGGTTTGAGCAAAATAAACTAGGGTATCCTAGCTTGTATCATATAAACATGTAGAAAGAGGAATAAATGAGCACAGTAGACAACGTTATCAATCAGTTAGCTGTTGAGTTAGCTAACAAGACTATAAATGGAGCGTATGACAAGGCTGAGCGTGATGAGGCTCTGGCTAAGTTGCAACAAGTTAAAAACGAGCGTGACGAGGCGCTGGGGAACTTAGAAAATATCAAGTTAGGTTTTGAGGGAATGAATAGGATTTTACAATCTGATGAACGCCTTAAAAATCTCTATGAAGAAGTAAAAGCAAAACAAACAGAAAAAGAGGAACAATAATATATGACATTCACAGTAGTAAACAAATTTTTACAAGGCAATAACCGAACTTTCGTAGCAATCCGTCAAGAAGAACCATACACAGCTTTTGACCGTGTTTTGATTGGCGATAGAACAAACGAGTCAAATGACGACTTAATCAAGGCGGTATTGGCTCAAGTGACGACAGAATTCAATCCGGCGGACGGCGTGAAGCAATTACAAGAGGATTTAATCACGCAAGAGCAAGCATACAACCAAAAACTAGCAGAAAAAGAAGCGCAGATTGCAGAAGTGAAAGCTATTGCTAACTGGTCTGTACTTGCAAGGGTAACAGATACAGACAATCCGCTAGATCCTACGCTTTACAAAAAAGGTCTTGAATTGGTTGATTTAGGTCAGACTGGTAAGACTTACCAAGCACAAGAAATTTTCACTATTGAAAATCCGAACCATGTCGAGCAATACCAAGAGGGCAAGCGTGTTATGGTTCAAGTCACCGAGCCTTTCACTTATCAAGGGCAGACATTGGAGCAGTTGGAAGAATTGCACCAAAACGGAAAAATCGGACTTTGGAAGTGGGAAGCGCCTACTGTTAAGCCATCAAGTGAACTAGATACACAACCCGTACAATAGACCACTATTTTAGAAAAGGGGTGGTTTAATTGGAATTTATAACTTTACTTGATAAACTCACGCCCGTTTTGATTGTGATTATTCCGAGTTATTTCTCGTTCAAAAGTACGCAGAATACAAAAGAAACTGAAAAACAAATCAACGTTCTTACGGATAAAATCGGTGACCTTGAAAAATCAGTTCACGCAGTCGAAGAAATTGGGAAAGATAACAATAAAAATCTTTCGCTAATCGGAAAAGGCTTGCAACGGTTACAACGATTTCGATTGCAAGAAAACTTTAAAAAAGCAATACGACGTGGGAATACAAGTCAGCATGAAATCGAAGAACTTTCACGACTTTATGAAAGCTACGTTGAATTAGGCGGAAACGGTGCTATCAAAATATTGTTTGAGAAATTTCTCAAACTAGAAATCAAAGAGGAAAATGATGATGAACAAAATTAACTGGAAATTACGTTTGCAAAATAAAGTGACTTTAATTGCTCTTTTAGGGGCAATCTTCCTTATGGCGCAACAATTCGGGTTTGAAATTCCACAGAATTTTCAAGATGGAGTGAACACATTCGTTTATATCCTTGTCTTGCTCGGGGTGGTTACTGATCCAACAACCGCTGGACTGACTGACAGCGAGCGAGCACTTGAATACTACGAGCCTAAGAAAGACTAGATAGGGAAGCCGGAAGGCTTCCTTTTTATTTAAATTGAAAGGGGGCAACCTTTGAAGAAAGTTATTAAACGTCAAGCGGGCGTTTGTGTTGACGTTCGGGACGGTCTGAATAGAGTCAAAGAAGAATTTTATAGTCACGATAAGAACAACGCTTATATTGAATTAAAGCTAAACAGTCTTAACGCTGAAAAAGTTATTGTTTTATTCAAGTTCAAAACAACTAATCGGCTTTTGGAAGTTGCGGGAACGGTTGAAAACAATCTTGTTTCTATTCCATTCGATACTAGCTTAATTACGACAGATGAAATCGTGGACGGGTTCGTTTATGCTGAGAAAGTCGTGCAATCGGCTGATATTTTGAAATTCTCGTTTGGGGTTCGTGTATCTGAAATTGACAAACATAGCGAATTGCCCGTTATTGAGAAAGAAACTAAAAGAATTGTCGCTGTAACTGATATTGTTACACTAGCAGAACTGGAAGAAGCAGTTAAAAAAATTCATGTCGAAGGCTCAACGTATGACGATAGCAATATTCGTACTGAAATAAGCCGTATTTTAAGCGATATTGAAGGCTTAAAGACAAAGACAGATAAAGATACTGTTTATGACGATAGCGCCTTAAAACAGCGTTTAACAGCGTTAGAGAGCAAGCCTGAAAAAGATACTAGCAATCTAGTAACAAGACAGGAACTTGAAAATAAAAATTATCTTACAGCACATCAAGATATTTCACGGTTAGCAACTAAAGAAGAATTAAATAATTTAGTTACTAAGCAAGAATTAAGAGATAAGAACTACCTTACCTCACACCAATCGTTGAGTGACTACGCTTTAAAATCTGAAATCCCAACACCTTACAATGATCTAGAATTAAAAAAACGTGTTGAACGTTTAGAGAGTAAACCTGATTTAGATACTTCAAATTTTGTAACAAACGAGGTATTAAATAGCAAGGGGTATCTAACACATCATCAAAGTTTAGAGGGTTACGCTAAGAAATCAGAAATCCCTCAAGCATATAACGATACTGAAGTTAAGCAAAGACTTTCTACTATTGAGCAAAAAGGGGAAAGCTATGCAACTAAAGAACAACTTGCATCTGTTCCTAAAAATCCTCAAAAATTGACCTTATCCGGAAACACGCTTATTTTATCTGACGGTGGCGGAAGTGTTAATTTACCAACACAACAAGCTACAAACACACCCGCTGGGCAAGTAAACCAATACGAAATTCACGGTACTGGTATGCCAAACAGAAAGGTAACTGCTCCAGTAGGTACGACATACGTTGATACCGCTGTAACAAATGGTGCTTTGAAGTGGATAAAGCGAACTGGAAATGGTAACGAAGGTTGGGAGGTTCTAACTGGGGATACTGGATGGCGAACCTTAAATATCCAATCCAAACTAGGAAACTCTTTCTTAAAAGTAAGGCGTAAAAATGACACTGTTATGTACCAATTCGGAGGGTTAAGTTGGGGCTGGTTCGGTGTCGTGCGTAGAGGTGGTCAGGGATACAGTCCACAAGGAAGCGACAAAGAAAGGAACTGTTACATTTTAGGTTTAAGCGGTGTTCCTTACGGCTTTCGTTCAGAGTCATCTTTAATCGGCGGTATTTACAACGATAAAGGCACGCCGTACGGCACTTGGTATTTGGGGGGATATGGAGACAGTAACATGCTACGCTTCCAGTTCACTGATCCAGTACCTACCGATAGAGATATTGGCGACATTCGTGTAAGTTCTATCTCGTATCTTACGAGCGAGCCGTGGCCTAATGTCTTACCATAAAAGAAAGGAATTTTAAAATGGATATTGATAAAAGCAGATTAAGAACAGGACTTCCACAAGTCGGAGTGCGACCTTACAGACAAGTACACGCACACTCAACAGGAAACCGCAACTCAACTGCTCAGAATGAAGCAGATTACCATTACAGAAAAGACCCTGAACTAGGATTTTTCTCTCACGTAGTCGGTAACGGTAGAGTGATGCAAGTCGGGCTTGTAAATAATGGTTCATGGGACGTTGGTGGTGGTTGGAATGCTGAGAGTTATGCAGCAGTCGAATTAATTGAAAGCCATAAGACACAAGAAGAATTCAACCGTGATTACAGGTTATACGTTCCGCTTTTGCGAAATCTAGCAGAAGAAGCTGGATTGCCTGTTACTCTTGATACAGACGACCTTGCAGGAATTAAGACACATGAATACTGTACGAATAACCAACCAAACAATAATTCAGACCACGTTGATCCTTATCCATATTTAGCTAAATGGGGCATCAGTCGTGAGCAATTCAAGCATGACATTGAAAACGGTCTTGAAATTAAAAAAGGCTGGCAGAATAACGATAAAGGCTACTGGTATGTACGTTCAGACGGGTCTTACCCTAAAGAGAAATTTGAAAAAATCAACGGGACATGGTACTACTTCAACAACTCAGGCTATATGCTTGCCGAACGTTGGCAGAAGCACAAAGATGGTAAGTGGTACTGGCTTGACAAATCAGGTGCCATGGCCACAGGTTGGAAATTGATTTCTAACAAGTGGTACTACTTTGATGCAGACGGAGCCATGGTAACAGGCTGGGTTGCTTACAAGGATAAGATATACCATTTGAAAGAAACCAGCGGAGAAATGACTTCCAAGGAATTTGTAAAAACCGAAAAAGGCTGGTACTATGTCAATGAGGACGGGACTCGTGCTGACAAGCCAGAGTTCACGGTTGAACCTGATGGTTTGATTACTACAACAGTTAAATAAAAATATAATAGAAAGAAATTAAATTAATTATACCTATGAACCGCTGGCTTATGCTGGCGGTTTTTTTGTTTGTCCGAAAATACGCTTGATTTTCGCTTGAAACTCTTGAAAAAGCTTTATTTATATAGGGTTAGAAGCATTCTTTTTCGCTTGATTGCCAATTTTGTTGACGTCAACAAAACTGCTTGCTGAAATGAAAGTAGATAATGAAATTTAAGCTATGGTATATATACCATAGCTTTATTTTTTACCCTTGCCCCAAACTCGCCCCAAAAGTTTTTTAAAGTTATCCTTTTTTATCCTAAAGGAAAAACAAAAAAGCCCGTAAATCGGGCTTTCTTTTCGGATAAATTCCTATAAAATAGGTAAAATAAGGCGGTAGACGGATTTGAAACCCTTTATTTATCGGGCTTTGTGGGTACTTCGCCCCAAATTCGCCCCAAATTAAGCAGTTAGGAATATTTCTTTTATCTGCTCAAAGTTTTTATCCGCTAATGCTTCCATCTGGTGCGAGTAGACCTTTAGGGTTATATCTGGGCTTTCATGTCCTAGTAGCTTCGATATAGTCACGATGTCAATCCCTTTGAATATTAAGTAAGAGGCGTACGTATGTCGTAAGCTATGATTTCTTACTGGACGACCTACGAGCCTTTTTATCAGCTTGTTACACGCTGAGTTTGAAACACCAAAACATACCCTATTTTTAATGTTTGCTTGCCAATATTTCTTTTTATAAGTTTTCAGGGTGTCAATCGTGGTTTTGTCTATCGGGACTTTCCTTTTTGATGTTTCATTTTTTAGATCAGCAAAATCTTGCGTTTTGGAATAATCAAAGGATTTGTTTATATCTATTATCCCGTTTTGTAAGTCTATATCACTCCAAGTAAGCCCTAGAGCCTCTGAGAAGCGCATACCAGTGACCGAAAGCAAGTAGAGGGTAAAATAGGACACGTACTGTATATTCGAGCGTGTGGATGAAATTAGAGCCTTATATTCGCTTTCTTCCAAAAAGTCATTTTCCTCTGACCTGCTTTCTATCTGAGATTTAACTTTGGCATCATCAGCAAAGTTGTAGCTAATTACTTGCTCACGGACTGCAACTTTTAAAGCGCCCTTTATCTGATAGTGGAATTTCTCAAGTGTTTCTTGAGCGTATTTCTCGCCAAACTCATTGAGCCTTTTTTGATAATAAAGGGGTGTTATATCCTTTACTTTTAATTCTCCAAAATAGGTTTTGATATGCTTCAGATTTTTGGTGTAAGTTTCCCATGTCTTATCCTTGACGTGTGGGCGCTTGTAAACATCTGACCACATTTTAACAAAATCATATAAAGTAACGTCTTTATCAGTCAGGATATTTTGCGAAAGGCTTTGCTCTACTTCCAAGGCTTCTACTTGAGCTAGTTTTTTTGTTTTAAACCCGCTTTTAGATTTCTGCTTATACTTGCCATCGGTGTCTTTGTACGAAATGCGATACTCCCAACCATTCGCTCTTTTTCTGAAGTATGCCATTGTTTTTACCTCACTTTTTTGATAAAATGGGTATAGTAAAACGGGCTTTTTAATGCCTTTTACTATACGGAATGCCTCACGCTCGCAGTCGCCAAACTTTCAGAGCGTGGGATTTTTTTATTAATTATTTACTTTGACTTTCATTGATTTTTTCAAGATACCACTTTCTTCTGCAATAGTTGTATCATCTTCCACTTTCACAAATAACTTAGGAGAGTGAGTAGAACCCAAATCATAGCCGTTTTCTATCGCCCAATCTTTAAAAGTGCTTTCTTTAACTTGATATATCTTGTCAGCAATTTGTTGAATTTGTACTTTAGAAAGATATTTAGCTTCCTGAGGAAGATACAAGTAAATTACATTTTTTCCTACTGGTTTAGTTAAAACCTGATAGCCTGTATTTGCTAACTGATTATTGATCTCAGTAGTCAAATGAGTTGCGAATTCTGTATTAGATGCTTCTGTATATTTAGGGCCATCATTTTTTATTTCTTGGGTAGTAGTTGTTTCACTTTTTGTTTCACTAGTTTTTTCTTCTTTTGTGTTTTCGGTACTTTCTGTACTTTCAGATGATGTGACTGCTTGTGTTGTAGTTGGCTTTGTGGTTTCAGTTTTTGTTGTATCATCTTTAGGGAATGACCCAATAATAAAGATAGAACCTATCAGAACAGCGATTGAAATATTTCTATATTTTTTATTTGGGTTTTTCTTGATAAAATACCAAATGCCAAACGCTGAGACTAAAAAGATTAACGTTAAAATATTTTTTAAAATTTCCATTTATTTTCTCCTTTTTTCTTGGATTTTAAATCCATTTAATAAATAACATTTTCAACCAAGCAATGCTTGATATTCTTCCATAACCATGACTTCATCAGTCGTGGTTTTTAAATTGTAGTATTCCATGAATTTGAGATAATCAAATTCTTTTGGGTCGTCTAACTCACCCAAAGCATCCACCAAAAGATGATGGATCATATTTCTGTTAGCTTCATTCTCACATCTAATAAGAGTATTTTTATATTCTTCCTTAGTATGTTCTATATGTCCTAACTCATGAAGTATAACTTGCTTTTGCTTTTCGGGTGCTAAGTCTTTACTTACAAAGACTACTTTTATTTCGTCAATATAAATGCCGTTCCTATTCCACAAATCATTGTCGAAGTATTCAATCTTGATCCCGTATTTTTCGCAAATTTCATTAATGCTCATTTTCTACCGCTCAAGTATATTTCTATAATATTCTGTATGGCTTCAATATCATCTTCATTCAACGGCTTGCCGTCAAATGTTTTAGCATTTTCAGCCATTTTGCGTAGATCTAAATCTGTATATGTTTTTGGTTCTACTGAAGTTTCATCACTCCAACCCATAAGTTCAGCGGGAGAAATGCGCAACTTATCAGCGATTTTTTTCAAAACTTCAGGGCCTACTTTTTCTATATCGCCTTTTTCATAACGAAAAATAGTAGATCGTGATACACCTACATAATCAGCTAAATCATCAGCAGAGATTTT